TGCTGCTGCCACGCCAGCGCGCGGATCTTCGTGCCGCCGTCCTGCGCATAAATCAGATCGTTGTTGACGAACACCGGACGGGCGGCGCTCGCGCCGTTGAGTGCGCCAGTGCGCGGCCGGATATTGGTCGGCGTCATCGCGTCGTCGCTGCCGGTGCCGGCGGTCATTTCTGCCGAGCCGGTCAGTACCAGCAGCGAGGTCGGCGCACTCACGACGTGCATAATCGGCGACATGTCGTGCGCAAAGAACGTCTGCGCAAAGCCGGCCGCATCGCGCACGCCGCGCGACATGTCGTAGATCAAGCCTGTAACCGACGCCCACACCGATACCGGCTCCGACACGGTGCCGCCGAACATCAGCCGTTGCTCGTGCAGCGCGACGGCGCGCGGATAGCCCCGCGTCGCGTTCCACGTCTTAGGCTCGACCGACCACGCGCCCGACTCGATGACGTCGGCGGCGGCCGTGCCAGCCTTGCACACTTCCACCAGGCGCCCGGTGACAATCGTCGTCGAGGTAAAGCCGGTGATCAGTACCTGCCCGTCCTCAAAGCACACATAAGAGCCCACATCGCCCGCGCGCCAGCCGGCGGCGCCGAGCGTGAGCGTCGCCGCCTTGTTCTTCTTGTTGGTGAAGGTGGTTAGGGTCAGCGTCGTTTTGGGCGACTCGGTGATCGTCCACGCGCCCGAGGCATAGGCCAATGATTGAAAGGCGTTGGCCGCCGGGACACTGGCGCTTACTTGCGTGGTCGAGGTGAAGCCGGTGATCGTCGCCTCGCCAATGTCGCCCAGCACTTGCCGCCCGACGTCAGACGCGAGGAACGCGGCGGCCGAACTGGTGATCGTGATGGCGCCGCTGGCCGCTGATAAGGTAATGTCGGTCGCGGGCTGTAGCCCCCACTCGGCCGACGGGAACACGATGAACGGCGCGGCCTGCACCTTCCACTGCGTCGAACTGATCCGAATGATGCGGTACGGCACCACGTCGGGGTGCACGATGATCGCCGTGTCGCCGTACTGCACCCACTCAAGATCCGGCAACTGCGCCTCGGTCCACGGCGTGACGGCCTGCACTGGCGTGCCGGGCGGATCTTCGATGCGCGACTCTTGCGTATAGAACCGCACATAAAGATCGCCGAGTTCCAAAATGTAGGACTGCGCGACGCTGAACCGCCACGGCATGAGGCGCACGGCCTTGTCGGGGTAGCGGGCCGGCGCAATGTAGCGCGTTCCCCAGCGGCGCGTTGCCCCGCCTTGAATGAGCACCAAAGCGTTTTCGAGTTCCGAACAGCACTGCTGATAACGCGGCAGATCGGTGCGGCCGAGCATGAGCGGCGACCACTCGCCGGCCGCGAACGTGCTTTGCGTGGTTTGGGCGCGCGTCATATCAGCGCAGCCGGTCGCCGTAGCGGGACGACAGCAGCGGCCGGTCGCCCCAGGTTTCGCCCGGCGCTTCGGCATTGTTGACGCCGCGCGCGAGCTTGAGCAGGCCGCTTAACTGCGTGGCGAGCGCGTCGGCCTTGGTGTTGCTGGCCGTGATCGGGTAGGCCATGAGCCACGCCATGTGGACGGTGGTGACTTCGGTTAAGAGCGCGTCCCAGCTTGGCACGTCCTGATTGTCGTAGACGTAGCGCAGCAGCGGCGCCGACTCATTGGCGAGGATGCGCCGCCCTTCATTCTCGTGCGCGAGCGGCGCCGTGACGTCGCCGAGCCCGATGGTGCGCAGCCAGTCGGACGGCAACTGTAACTGGTACGTCCAGTCAGTGCCGACGGGCGCCTCGACCAGCGGCGCCAGCACCACGCGTTTGCGGGCACAGGCCCAATGCGCCATGCGCAGCGTTCCTTGGCGGCAGGTATCCCACAGGTTCGCACACAGCCCGGTGCTGTCCTCGTCGAACGTGTTGATCGTTGCCTGGCCGAGCAGGAGCAGCGCGTTAGAGCAGATCTGAATTGCCGATGTTGCCATTGCTTACGCTCCCAAAAAAAAGCCCGGCCAGTGCCGGGCTTAATCGTAACGCGTGAGGGGAGTCCCGCGTTAGTCCATCACATACGGCATGATCAGCCGGATGATCTGATTGTTGGCTATCTGCGCGCCTGCCACGGTGCCGATCAGGGTGGCGTCGTCCGTGGTCGACACATAGGAGTTATCAGCGTTTGCCGAGTTGTCCGACGCGCGGTAGGGGTGGCCGGTACAGGTGACAGTAACCGCCGCGCTGGCCGTTGCCGCCGTGCCCGCCAAGTTGCTGAACGTTACCGTGCGGTTGGCGATGTCGATGCCCGTCACAAACGACGCGGCAGGAATGCCGGTGCCGGTGATGAGGTCGCCCACCGACGCCGCGCCCATGCCGAGCACGTTGGTTAGCACAAAGCTGCCTGATAACGTGGTCATGGTGGCGGTTTTGATCAGCGTTGCCACCGAAGGCGTCGCCACGCCAGTGGTGGTGATCGCCGTCGCCGCAAGGTGCTTGGCCGCGACGCAATTGTCGCCCAGGTTCAGGGTGCAGGACGCGGTGCCGGTGTTCCATGCCATTTGGCCGAGGTGGCCCAGCATGACGGCACCGAGCGGCAACTGCCCCCAGATGATTTTATCGGCAATGGCCGGGGTAGTGCCCGAGGCCGGCGCCTGAAAGAGCGATTCAAAAATGCGGATGCGGCCGTGATTTTGATCAGCGCGGCTTTTCTGCGGCGGCGCCGCGATCGAGCGGTTGATCCACGATGCGTTAAAATTTGCCATGTGTGCTTGTCCTCTTGCCTGTCGGCATGGGCGGCGCGGCTAGGCCTGCGCCGCCGGGGTTCTTACTCGAAGCAGCCGATTTCTACGACGCCTTCATCCTCAAGGCGCACCGCACCGATCGACATGCGCGCGTAAACCTGAACCGAATAGTTCTTGGTCGGCAGCGTGTCGATGCTGGTTACGATGTCCTTGCCGATGCCGAGCGCGACGGCCGGCTTGCACCAGGCAACCGCAAAGCGGGTGGTGCTGGTCTTGGCCAGACGCTCGGAGCGGACGAAACGGAAGCCCAAGAACGTATTGATCTGCCCTTCGGCCAGCGCCTTGACGCTGTTGTAATCAATGTTCTTGATCTCGGTGGTGCCGTAAAGGTTCGTCAACTGCTTCGAGGAACAGGCGATCACGCGGCTGGGGCTTGCGCCCTGGCCGGTGGCGTCCATGCCTTCGTCGGCCTCAATCTCGGCCGCGTCGAGCAGTTCCTTGGCGGTCAGGAGCTTGGCCAAGGTCAGGCCGGTGCCGCCTTCCGCAATCTTCTGCGCCGCCGGCAATACCTGTGTACCGCTGCCGGTGCGCGCGGTGCCACGGATGGCCGCATAAATCACATCGTCCTTCGCGCGGTTGAGCGCCTGGACCATGATCTTGGGATACTTGGACTTTGGATCGGCCAACAGGCGGATCTCGTCCATCTCGTCGACGAGTTCGGCCGCGCCCTTGTCGGTCAGGTCGAGCCAGCGGCGGGAATGCGGCGTCTCGACATAACGGGTATCGGCGTGGCGGCTGGTGATGTCGTAGGCGTCAACCTTGCCGACACGTTCCATTGCCTTGGATGCGCCCACGATGCCGGCGCTGATGGTGACGAACGGCGCAAAGCGCGACTGCATCTGCTGGCCAGTCTCGTAAAACTGGTTGCTGTATGCCTGTACGAAATTTTCGGTGATCTGCTGCGACATGGCGCGGCCTCCGATAATGCAAACACGGTGTTAAACGTGCCGGCTTGTCGGTTGGCCGCTTCTCGCGGGCCGCCTTGCGTGGCGTGATGAGTCTCGGTTGCGGGCCTTTTCAGGTTGGCCGCTGGGGATAGATTAGAACAGGTTGTCAGAAAATGCCAAGCCCCGCGGCGGATGATGGTTTACCGCGGGGCTTGGCGACCCCTTGCCCTTGCCAGGCTCGTGGACTTTACGCGCCGAACTTCTCGCGCCGATAGGCGACCGTATCACGGATCCCGCGCTTCGCGCACTCGGCCAGCCAGGCGTCGCGCTTGGCGACGGCGGCGACGTGTTCCGGGTGATCGCCCTTCATAAGCGCGCCGTCGGGCGTCTTGAAAAGGATATTCACCTCTTGGCCCAGCGTCTCGAAGCTGTCGACCTGTGCGCCGGCATTCGGCGGGCGGCCTTCCTTGGTGGCGTTCCACACCCGCGCCAGTACGTTCATTATCGCCGGGTTGTCGGGCACAGACTCAAGCGCGGCCATTTCCTCCGGGGTGGCAAATGCCTGAAAGCCTCGGAAGTAGTCGGCCTGAATGCGCTTCGCCGCCGCTTCGCTGCCATGCTCGGCGACCAGCGCGGCGCGCGCGTCGCTGGTCTGCTGCGCCAGGAAACGGTCGACGGCCTGATCGCGCGCCTCGGTGACGCCGCTCAAATGCTCGCGCAGAAAGGCGTTATATACCTTGTTGCTGATGCCAAGCTCGTGCGCCCACTCTTGAAACGGCTTGGCCGCCTCATCGGGAAGTGACCAGGTTTCGCCCTCAAGCGGCTCGATCTTGTAGTCGCCCGGTTCTTTCGGCGGCACGTCCGCGCTCGCCTTGAACCTCGATTGCAATTCTTTGTAGGACTTCGCGAGCGCGTCGGCCCGCACTTCCTTGGTTTCGGCGTTCCAGAATTTTTCCTCGCACCAGTCCGGGCGGCCGTCGGCGGCCGGCGGCGGCGGGTCGCCAGCGGGAGGATCGCCGGCCGGCGGCGTCTCGCCCGCCAACTCGGCGGCCATCGCCGCCAGTGACGAACGGTGCGCAGGCGGGGCGGCGGGAGGCGCGGCGGGCGGGTCTCCTGCTGCTGGCGCTGCTGGCGGGTCACCGGCAGGCGGATCGCCGCCGCCGGGTGGCAGCATGTCGCCGGCCGGTGCTTCGTCTTGCAGGATTGCGTATCGCTTAAACATAGATCAGGGTCTCCGGTTTCCTGATCAGCCGTCGCATTCCATGCGATAGCCGATCTGCTTGCTGGCCTGGCCGGTAACGGTCTCCAGCACCCACGCCTCGCCATGCGCCACCGTCACGGCGACGTTAGTCTGCGCGCTGTTGTACGTGGTCTGATCGGTCCACGTCTGGCCGCCGTTGGTGCTCTTGCGGGTTTTCACCGTGTTGGAGCCATCGATCGCGCCGTCTAGGGTCAACTGCATCGACGTGTAACCCGAGGGGATCACGAGCACGTCGCCGCGAATGCCGACGCCTACGCTCTGACCATTGGCAAAGGTGCCGCTAACTTGCGCCGTCATCGTTGGGATCTCCTACGCCGTGCGCGATGTTGATCTGCGCGTTGATAAAGTTGATCACCGAAAATTGCCCGTTGGCATAGTCGGTCTGCCGGGCGCCTTCGAGGCCGCCCGCGTGCCAGATTTTACGACAGAATCGCGCTTGCAGTGCTTCGAGAATGGCCGCGCCGTCGGGGTTGTCCTCGAAGATCCGGCGGTACGCGCCCGCATCGGCGCGGCGCTTGGCGCTGGCTTCGCTGGTGTGAAATGTCGTTTCGTCTGCCATTACGCCGCCAGTCGATTGATCCCCAGGCGCGCAATGTCCGCCGTGCACCCGCCGACGCCCGTATGCGTCGCCTGCAAGCGCGCGCGGCACACGGTAAGCGATCCGGACGGCATGACAAATGGCACAGTGCGGAAAACATAATCCGTGAAGTCGTCGCGCCAGCCGGGCGTTTGACCGTTTGTCGAATTCGCGCGACAAAAGTACGCTTGGCCGTCGAGCGTAAAATCTAGCGATATTTCAAAATTGTTCAGCGCCGTGATCGACGACAGCGACAACATGACCTCAAGCTGCAACACGTCGCCCGCGACTACGCTTGCGTGACACGACGTGCCGGTAAAACTGGCGCCGTCTCCGTTCGCCGCGCTCGTGATTACTATTCGCTGATTGTTCCCGAACCCGTCGGATCGCGCAACGATGCTGGGCACGTTGCCGCCGGTCACGATATTAGCAATCGTGTACCCCGTTGCTGTAGCGCCACCGCTCAACATAAGCGGGTTAGTGTTTAGCTGGTTTAGGCTGGACGTGATCGCGACCGAATCGGCGGCCGACACACAGCGCCGACCGGGCACAATTGCAAACGCCTGCTGAAACACCGAAACGACAGCCCGAGCAAGCGCGAACGCGCCGAGCCCGTTAGGGTGAATGAAATCGTTGCTATAGGCAGCCGGAGAGGTGCGGAAAACGCCTGTTGTGCTGGCGGGGTCGCACAGCGCCCCCCACGTTTCTAGCAAATAAACGCCGTCCTTCTGGTTGGCCACGCAAAAGCGCCGCAGCCATTCGTTAAACAAAAGCGCCGTGGGCACGCGCGCGGCGTCGCCGGTCCACGTCGCGTCGCTGCCCGTCGGCACCGTGCCGAAAATAGCGATCATGCCGATCGACTTGCAGAGGCCGGCGGCGATGATCGCATTCGTCTTGGCCGTTGCCAGCGCCGCCGCCGCCGTTGCTGTGGTGCATGTCCGAAAGTCGTTCGTAAACGACTGGATAACAATCGCCTCGAAACCCCAGCGCGGCACATCGCGAGACCATCGTGCTAGCATTTGCGCCGAGGTTGTGCCGGATACAGCACGATTTATCACATAGTCGAAATATCCGCCGACGGCTGCATTCGCGATATTTACCGAGTTTCTATCGTTGATGCGGTGATCCATCGTGCAGATCAGCGACCCACTCACGGCGCCGTCACTTCCGCCTATTGCGCTGGCGGTGAAATTGTTCCCGACCGAGCTTGTGCAAGTGTACGTGCCGTTTATCGTATCTTCGGCAGCGCCCGCAATATTGAATGTCGCGCCGCGAAACATCGGCGACCCAGACCACGTAAATGTGATGACGCCGGCCGCAATTGTTGCGGTAACAGATGCCGTAGCATTGCCGCCGCCTAGCTCAGAGTCGCCGACAATGCCGCACACCTTGAACCGCAGCGGGTTGGACGTAAGCCACCCGGCGCTCGTGAGCGTAGCGAGCGAGCTTGATATTGTGGAACTATCGGCCATTAAGGTGTCCTCTTAGCCAGAAGCGAGACGCAAACGCGCCCCGCCCGCCGCAGCCATGCCGGCCGCCGTTGTGGGTTGTCCTGCGTCCTTCGCCTGCGCGGCCATGAGGCCCGCTTGCTCGGCTTCCTGCGCGGCCTGTTGCTTGGCGCGGTTGGCGCGCATCTCGTCAATGTCGGATTGTTTGCGCAGTCCATCGCGCGGCACGCCCAGGCGCTCGGCGCGGATCTTGTTCAGCTTCGGCACGTCCACGTTGTCGAGCGCGGACGGGTCGATCACTGCATCGAGCGCCATCGTCGAATTCAGATAGGTGTCGATGGCCTGCACGTCGGCCAACTGCTGAGCGCGTGCCAATGGGCTGGTGAACTTGATCCGGTACTCGACGTTGACCAGCGAGCGCGGCGGCACGCCGAGCGCACCCGCGCGTAGCGCCATCGCGAAGCAGCGGGCGATCAGCGCCATGTGTAACTCGGCCTGCTGCCGGCCGTACATCGGCCCTAGCTGCTGGCGGATCAAGTCTACCCGCACGTTGATCTCGGTCGCCGTGCGCGCCGGGCCGCTGTTCGCCGGCTCCAAGGCGTCGGCCATGAATACTTTGCGGATAGACTTCTGTAGCCGCTCAATGTCCAGCAGCGTGGCCTGCAAGTTGCCGGCCTGCCCGAGCGGTTGCAGGTTGTCCATGTCGCCGACGACCAGCACCTTGCGCGAACCCAGCCGCACGTTGTGCGGGTTGAATACGCCGTCGTCGATCGCCTTGTAGGTGCCGGCGCCCGCGTGAACCTCAAGCCCAAGGATCTGTAGCTGGATGGTCTTGTTTAGCTGCCGCATGTCCGGCAGCGCGACGTAAGCCGGGCCGATGCCGTAGGGCGTCCCCGCCAGCATCATCCAGCGCGGGACGACGCAGGGGAATTCGTTGTAACCGCCCTCACGCACCAGGTGCGCGGTGTCGCGCTCGATGACAAGCTCGGCGAAAGGCATGTTTAGCGCAAAGGGGCCGTACTGACCGTCGCGCGGATAGATGCAATAGACGAAGCAGAACGACGCGGAAGGGTCATGCGCCATCGCGTCGCGCACTTTGGCCGACACGCGATCGGGGCCGAACTCGCTGATCGCCTGCTCGGCGGTCAACGTGTACTCGCGGTAAATGGTATCGACCGGGCCGCCCG